GCATACATAAAGTATTTCAGTATTGATGGTGACCTAGCAAACACTTTCTGCCAGATATCATATAGCTAATAAATAAACCATGTCTTATAATCAAAACGTACTTACCAACAACTCCAAGGTTTCTCAGGTTGAAGCAATATACTACCTGCCAAGTTCGCTTGTGCAAGGAAATCCTATTGGTTCTGTATATGCTTACATTGGCCAAGAAGATCCATTTCCATTAGTTGGTGGAGTTGAAACACCAACTGTGCCAACAGAAGACCAGCAATACTTGAAAAAAGTATTTAAGAATATGATTGGTGCCAAATTACTAGGTACCAACAATATCAGTCCGGTAATTCAACGAATTAATTGGACACAAAACTCGGTGTATGCTCCATATTCCGACACAATTAATATGTTCGAAAGAAACGGTGATGGTACATTAGTACATCAATTCTATGTAAAGAATCGTTACGACCAAGTTTTCAAGTGTCTATGGAACAATAATGGCGGTCCTTCGACTTATGAACCTTATTTCCAACCAGGTTCTTATGGTACCAACAACATTTTTGCAAATGCTGGTGATGGCTATAAGTGGAAATACATATACACAATTGATAGTGGAAGCAAAAGACAGTTTATGGACTCCGTTTGGATGCCAGTTCCTATTGGATTGAATACTCCACAGCCATATTTAACTACCGCAGGTACAGGTGATGTTGAAGTCATTAATGTGACAAATGGTGGTTCAGGTTACGATCCAGTTAACTCATTTATCGTTGTGACAGTAAACGGAGACGGTTCAGGAGTTGTTGCAAATGTAACATCGGCTCAAATAAGTGGTGGTGTTATTACTGATGTTATCGTTAAACCTGGATTCTCAGGCAACAACTACACATACGCAACTGTATCCATTAAAGCATACACATCATCCAACTTGGCCTATCCTGCTCCAACAGGTAGCGGAGCAACAGCAATAGCACCAGTTTCTCCTGTCGGTGGCCATGGATACGATCCAGTTTCAGAATTGGGTTGCAACCACATAATGTTCGTTGCAGAATTCAATGGTTCTGAGGGTGGAATTCTACCGGTTGATGGTGTTACATATCGCCAAATTGGTATTTTAATTAATCCACAGGTATATGGAGCAACTGGTCCTATATTGGCAAATGGTGCAATCTACAATACAACAACACAATTCCAATTGGCGGCAGGTGCAGGTAACCTATATTCTGCTGATGAAGTTGTAACACAAACTCAAACAGTCAATGGTATTATAACTACTGTATTTACTGGAACAGTTGTGAATTTTAATACTTCAACCAATGTCCTACAAGTCATAAATACAAGTGGATCTCCAATCATAGGTCAAACAATAACAGGCACAACATCTGGTGCATCAAGAACTGTATTTAATTATACTACACCTTCATTGATTCCTTTCTCTGGTTACATTACATACATTGAGAACAGACAAGGTATACAAAGAAGTTCAGATGGTATAGAACAGTTCAAGTTTATATTAGGATACTAAAGGAATAAAATGTCTTTAAATTTCAACGCTGGTCCATATTTCGATGATTTCGACCCAAGCAAAAATTTCCACCGTATACTGTTTAAACCTGGTGCGGCAGTACAAGCACGTGAATTAACACAATCACAAACTATTCTACAAAACCAGATATCAGAATTTGCATCAGCAATATATTCACAAAATACTCCAATATCTGGTGGTCAAGTTACAATTAATCAAAACTGTTACTTCTTAAAGTTGAATGCAACTTATGCTGGTATTTCTGTTACTGCGGCCAACTTCTTGAACAAGATTATTATGAGTGCCGATGGCACCATTCAAGCTCGTGTAATAGCAACAGCAGAAACAACAACAGTTGGTACAGTTATTGGTGACCCTCCTACTTTGATTGTTACATATCTTTCTGGTGGTCAATTCACCTCAGGTATGAACATTCAAACAACTTCAGGAACAACTGCTTATGCCACAATTTCAACATCAGATGCTACACCAACTGGTAAGTCGTCTGTTGCTTCTGTTGCAGATGGTGTATTTTACATTGTAAATGGTTACTCAATTTCAAATTCAACAGGAATCAAATACTCTATTGGTAACTTTGTAAATGTTTCAGCACAGACAGTTATCTTGGACAAATATGATAGCACACCTTCATATCGTATTGGTCTACAGATTACAGAAACAATTTATGATTACATTAATGATACATCTCTATTAGATCCAGCAATTGGAGCATCAAACTATCAAGCACCTGGTGCAGATCGTTATGTTATCACATTGACATTGGTTACTTTGCCACTTACATTAGGTAACGATGATTCGTTTATTGAATTGGTTCGTATTGAAAATGGTAACATCGTTAAACAAGTTGATGGTACAGTGTACTCAACAATCGATGACTACTTTGCAAAACGTGATTATGAAACCAATGGTGACTATATCGTTGATGATTTCAAACTAACACCATCAGCGAACGCATTAAGCATTTCATCTAAGTATGATCTAAGTGTTGGCAAAGGTGTTGCTTATGTTCATGGTTACCGTGTAGAAAACCAATCTCAAGTCATTCTTTCAAATGACCGTGCTCAAGCCACATCAAACATCAATAACAATGCGGTGTTTGTGGACTATGGTAATTACTTTGTGGTTGATACCGCAAACGGTGTTTTTGATATCAGTACAATGCCTAAGGTAGATTTGCATTCCGTTTCTGCCGCAAATATCAATACTGCAAATGCAAACACATATAATGCAACAGTAGTTGGTACAGGTTTCATTCGAAACTTCACATATGTTTCTGGTACAGGTTCAACCACAAGTTCATATGTTTATAATGCATATGTTTCAGATATACTATTCAATACACTAGCAAGTAATGCCGCTTCAGGAACTGCAAACACAATTACTTTCTATGATTCAGGCAATAACTTTTCAACAATTGCAAATGCATACTACAATTGTACATTGAGTGTTACAACAAGTGGCATTACAGACACAAGAAATATTGTTAACTACACCTCAGGTAGAGTTGCAACAGTTGACACACCATTTACTGTTACCCCAACATCAAGTTCAACATTTACAATTTCGTTCCAACAATATGATGTAGAATCTATTGTTAAGACAACAGCAGGAACACCATACACATTTACTGCAAACGCAAACATCAATAGTGCAACAGGTAAAGTGAATGGCCTTTCAACAGGCGATACAATATTCTATAATCCAGGCACACCTGAGTTGTTGTTTACTGTTGGTTATCCATACGTTGCACAAATTTCTAACTCAAGTTACTACTCACAAAGAGTATATCGTTCAAAGTCATTCTCTGGAAGCACTTTGACATTGTATGCAACATCAGGCAACAGCAGTAGCCCATTACGTTTTGAAGGTTCTGGTACACTATCAGGTTCAGCCGCAGAACAATTGTTTATTGTTGTTGATAATTCAACCGGCAGCATTTTGGATTTTACCACAAGTGGTAATACAATCACAATTTCTTCAGATAAAACATCAGCAACATTGAGTTCTACCACTTATGCTAATAAGAACGTAACTGTTATTGCACAGGTTCAAGTAAGTAGTGGTGATAGTTCAAACTTTGTATTGAAATCTAAGAACTTGGTCACAGGCAACACAACCTATGTTTCATCTTCACTAACATCAGTTACTACAGGTGTCACACAAGATTTGGCCAAAGGTCAAGTTTTATATGCTAAAGCTAATATTCCTACATCAGGAAAAATATCTCTATATGTAAATGACGTTAAGAGAATCAGAAAGATTATTGATAGTGGTGTAGCTGGTACAAACCCAACAGGTTCAATTGCTAACTATTCGGATATTACAAACTACTTCACATTGGATAATGGTCAAAGAGATACTTACTATGACCATGCATCTTTCAGTTTAATTCCTGGTTCACCACAACCAGTTGGTAACATTTTAATCTGTTTCGATTACTACTCACACACTCAAGCATCATCTGGTGATGGTTACTTCAGTATCCAATCTTACGAGTCAGCAGGTTCAACCTATGGTGGTGTGTCTACATCACCGGAAGCGTATGCACAGATTGGTTCTTATACTGCACAAGACGGATCAATCTATAGACTGGCTGATAGTATCGACTTTAGACCATGTCGTGTCAACGGACAAACTGCTTACGTGTGGGAATATTCAGGTTCTCAAACATCAACAAACGATATTGGTGTTTTGATTCCTAATAACCTATCAAACTTTACAAGCAATTATTACTACTATCTTGGTAGAAATGACAAGTTGGTATTGACCAAAGATAAGAGCCTACAGATCATTCAAGGCACACCATCTACAACACCAACACTACCTATTGAGCCAAGTGGTTCATTGGTTCTTGCTAATTTGTACCATGATCCATACACAGCATACGTTCCAGGTGAAGCACCTGCTGGTGTGGTTGCAAACTTATCTGTAAACAAAGTTATTCATAAGCGTTGGGCTAAGAGTGACATTACAGATTTAGAATCTCGTATCAACAATTTGGAATACTACACATCTTTGAGTATTCTAGAACAAAATGCACAGAGCCTACAAGTTCCTGATGTGAATGGTTTGAACCGTTTCAAGAATGGTATCCTTGTGGATAACTTCTCATCGTATACAACTGCTGATACTTACAACACAGATTTCTCAGCAAACATTAATATGAGAACAAACACTTTGGGTCCTTTGCAAAGTGTGAATAACTTCCAACTTCAAAACCCTGTTGTATTGAATGGTCTTGGAACAACCGCAAACACAAATGCATACACTATCAACAGTGTTAACGGTACACAGACAAACATTTTCACCTTACCATATACAACAGCTAATCTGATTGTTCAGCCACTGGCAAGTAGTGCTGTTTCAGTTAATCCATTTGCTGTGTCTGTGGCACAAGGTGTATTGGAGATGAATCCTCCAATGGACAATTGGGTTGATAACCAACAAGCACCTGCAATTTTGATAACTGATCCATCTATGCAGATTTATCAGCAAAATGGTGGTGTTTCTGTGTTAAATGCTGGTGATGCATGGACAATCCCAGGCACATCATCTACAATAACATCTTCACAAAATACGATTGGTCACGGTATTAATCCAAGTCCGTTTGGATATATCGGTTATACTGCAACCACAACACAAACATATGCAAGTCAATTACAGAATGTAACATCTGGTGCATATTCACAAGTGTCATCTACATTCAACACTAACAATGGTTACTTAACAAACATTGCTGTGTTACCATATATTAGACCACAACAAATCATCATTCGTGCAAAAGGATTGTTAGTTAATTCTAACGTGAAAACCTACTTTGATGGTGTCGATATAAGCAAATACATGTCACCACCAAATACAATTGAATTGTCTAATGTAACAGGTACATTTAATGAAGATGATGTTATTGGTGCTTATGTGAGTAACACATTCTACACAATGGCACGTGCAGTATCAGTCTACAATTATCCATCAGGTAACAAAGTTCGCTTGTATGTTGCTGATGTTGTTGGTGCTCCTATGACCGGTGTGTCAACACTACAAAACGGTTTCTATGATGCATCAAACCAGTATTCTTCAACAGCATCTGGTACAATTGTAAATGCATCAGGTTTAATCTCAATCACAAGTTTGAGTCAAAGCAGTTCAATAGGTGGTGTTGGTGGAAGCTATGCAAATACATACAACAGCAACGCGGCCACAAATTACTATGCAACTCCTGTTGTACAAGGTTACTCAGACTTCTTGAATCACTATGGTGTTTGGGGTGATGCTAATAGTAGTTCATCATACACAGCAACATATCCAGTTACTTTCCCTGCCGCAGGTAACTATGTAATTACAGTTGGTGCATCCGAAAATGCAACAGTTTCAGCAAATGGAACAACAATTGCTACTGCTCTCGCTAACACACCAGGTAGCACAACTACCGCAACATACACCGCTCCTGCGGCTACAGTTGCAATTGGCTGGTCTGCAACAAGCTATACACATACATCAGCTTTTGCTCTGACAATAGCAGATGCCAACACAGGTAATATTGTGTTCTCATCCGTTAACCCACCAAACTTAACTTACCAAAATGCAGGTACAGAAGTTGTGATGCCAGGCGGAGCTTCATGGTTCGTAGGTGCAACTAAGATTAGATTAGATCCATCTTCTGCATCTAACGTATCAAATTATTATGTTGGTTCACAAATCACCATTAATTCTATGTACGCATATACTGTAAATGTTGGAGGCACATACACACCACCTACAACATATCCATCAGGTGGTGCCGGCTATGTTTATCCTTGGGATGATTTCAACTCATGGGATGGTGTCGGTGGTGGTCAATGATTTGCCAACATCTATAAATAAGTAAAAGTTTTTTGGAAAAATAAATGACAACTTCTATTACCCTTCCAGCAAAGTATACATATACTGCAAATATTACAGCATATGATCCTGTAACAAAGGTTGCTACACTGGATACTCCTGTAAATGTTAGCTTAGGAACAAATTCATTGTTGTATCCTGGTTCTTCTGTTGACATTTCATCAACATATTCCATCAAAGGAAATGTGGTGAATTTTGCAACATCTTTGTCTGGAGGTACTAGCGCACCTACATTGTCTACTGATGAGGCAGGTAATTTTGTTGGCGTGTTCAATGTACCACCTAACACATTCCAAACAGGCACAAGAATCTTCCGTGTAGACAATAGAGTTGGTACCGATCCTACTTCAGCAACCACATATGCAGAAGGAACATTTACCGCATCTGGTTTATCTACACAATCACAAAAATTGGAATTTGCTCCGTCTGTTGATGCGGCCACTTCTACATTTATTAAGGTCAATCAGTTATCAAATCAAAGAATCAATTCAACAAATACCATTTCACCTTGGGACCCTCTGGCGCAAACATTTATTGTGTCCAAGGATAACTATCCTAATGGTGTGTTTTTGAATTCTGTTAATTTGTTCTTCTCTGGAAAACCAACAAACAATTCTACAATAACAGTTTCTATTATTCCAACGGTTAATGGTTATCCAGCAGGCGATGAGTTGCCATACTCAGTTACCACATTGACAGCCGATAAAGTGAATGTCTCAACAACTCCACATTATTTGGACACAACCACATTCACAACATTCACATTCAAGGCACCAGTTTACATTCAACCTGGTGTGCTTTACGCATTGAAGATACATTCAAGTTCACCTGATTATATGTTGTATTATGCACAACAAAATCAAACTGCAATCGCATCTACAGCTAAAAAACTTCCAACAGATTCAAACCCAACGAATCCAACTAAGATTGGTTCTGCTCCATATATTGGTGCTCTGTTTGAATCGGAAAATGGTATAACTTGGACAGCAGATCAAACCAAAGACTTGATGTTTGTTATGGACCAATGTGTATTTACACAGTCTACAGCAGTAGTTCCATTCGTTGTACCACAAAATCTACCATACAGAAAACTTGCTGGTCAGGATATCATTAATAAATTGAGTGCAAATTCAGCATCACATACAACAGGTAACTATTCAACAAATAGATATATCAATGCGCTGAATCTAACCACAACAGATTTTATTCCAACTTCAGCAAATATTGCTTATTCTTACCAAGCAACACTATCATCTGGTAATATTCCAACTGCCGTAACTCCAGTTACACCAGGTAGATTTGGTTCTCCAACACCAGATCCAATTTACTTAAGTGATGGTAAAGGTTCAAGAATCCTATTGAGACAATCTAGCAACTCTTTCTCATTGTTTGCTACAATGTCAACAAGTGATCCTAACGTGTCTCCTATCATTTCGGATGATGGTATTTCACTTTACACTGTACGTTACATCATCAATAACATGGGAATTGGCAATAATGTGATCTCGATTACCAATCCAGGTTCAGGCTACAACGTACAAAGTGCAACAATTACAGTATCAGCTTCAGACAATGGTTCAAATGCAACTGTCGGATTTACTGCAAATGCAACTGGTGCCATTACATCTGTATATGTAACAAATCCTGGTTCAGGTTATATCACAACACCAACAATTACTATTTCTGATCCAACAACAAGAAGTGGTAACTCAAACGCTGTAATTTCAATTATCGGTGAAACATCACCAAAAGGTGGTAATGGTATTGCTAAATACTTTACTAAGAAGGTTGTTCTAACTCCAGGTAACGATTCAGGTGACTTGAGAGTGTTCTATACAGCATATCGTCCAACTGGAACCAATGTGTATGTGTATTATAAGATTCTTTCTTCTCAAGATACACAGCCATTTGAATCTGGTTCATGGAAATTAATGACAACATTGAATGGTGGTCAAGCACATTACTCAGCTTCAAGATCAGATTTGATTGAATTTGAATGTGCGCCAGGTACATTTGTAAGTGGACAAGCAGACAATAAGATCAGTTACACAAGCACAAACGGGCAGACATACAACAACTTCATTCAATTTGCAATTAAGGTTGTAATGTCAGCAAGCGATAAGACAAATGTACCGTTCTTAACAGACATTCGAGCATTGGCTTTACCAGCAGGAACAGGAATCTAAGATGTTAGTGAGAGTGACAGGCACAAACTTTGTTAGAGATACAAATAGTATGGCTATTATGCCTACTGATAATCTTGAAAAGAACGAATACATGGCCAAGTTACGTCTGGTAAAGAGTCAAAAAGAAGAAATAAATACACTGAAGCAAGAAATAAACAGCATCAGGGAAGATGTGGTTGATATCAAAAACCTGTTGCGAGAACTAATAGTTAAAGGTCAATAATGGCAAATACAGTCAATATTCTAGGGTATGCCAATACATTTGGAGATTGGGTTGTTGTAACTAATGCAGTTGCAAACGAAATCAATTCTATTGGTAAATACAACTGGACAAAAGATGCAGGAACTCTGATTCTTAATGGTTCAGGAAACGGGCTGTCAGTTGCTAATGGTGTTTTGTTTCAAGGAGCATTCCAGGTTACAGGTACAGGTTCTTCAGCACAGATTCAAAACAACCTAACAGTTGGTCAACAACTATACTTAACAAACACCACACAAACAATAGCAGCCAGTGGACTTGTGTATGCAAATGGTTCAGGCCTTGGTTTGTATGTTGCAAACAATGAAGTTGTTGGTGGAACATTAGGTGTAACAGGTGCAGTTACTCTAGGCAACTCACTTGCGGTTACAGGACCAACCACAGTTTCAAACACATTAGGTGTTACTGGCGCAACCACACTGTCAAGTTCTCTAGGTGTATCTGGTCCAACCACAGTTTCAAACACATTAGGTGTTACTGGCGCAACAACAATTTCAAATACATTAAGTGTTAGTGGTGCTACAATAGTTACAAACACTCTATCAGTAACACAAAACATTATCAACCAAGCTAATTTGTTTGTATATAATGGCATTACAAGCACATCATTACAAGCCAATGCATCAGTAAACACATCTACCTTGAGTGTAACGGGTAATAGCTACACCGGTAATCTAGTTGCAAACAATGCAATCAATACAACAACACTTGTTGCATCAGGACAAGCAACTTTTGGAACATCAGTCACAGTAACAACTGGTGCTACAATAGGGGGTATCAATATAACACCTTACGCAGTTGCAAGTTACGGAACAGCAAATGCGGCCTATGCGGCACAAAACGTAACAGCAGGATTTGCCAACGGTGCTTATGTTACAGCCAATGCGGCCTACAATTCGCAAAATATTACAGCATCATTTGCAAATGCGGCATTCACAACCGCCAATGCTTCCTACAACTCACAAAACATCACCGCAGGATTTGCCAATGCGGCATACACAGCACAGAATACAACCGGAGTATTCGCAAATGCGGCTTTTGTAACTGCAAATAGTTCATACAACTCACAAAACATCACCGCAGGATTTGCCAATGCGGCCTACACAGCACAAAACGTTACTGCTGGTTTTGCTAATGCCTCATATCTGACAGCGAATAGTGCTTATTTTGCTCAAAATACAACAGCAGGATTTGCCAACGGTGCGTTCTTGGTTGCAAACTCTGCGGCATCATTCGCTAATGGTGCTTTTGTGGCGGCCAATAGCTCATATGCGGCTCAGAACACAACTGCTGGTTTTGCAAATGCAGCCTTCACCCTAGCAAATAACATTGTAAGTGGTGCTCAAACAATCAATACTCTGACAGTAACTGGTTCTACATTGAGTGCTACAAATGCAACTGGTAGTTTCCAATCATTGTCTACTTCAGGAACAATTGGCGTTGGTACAAACTTAACAGTTAGCGGCAATACAACACTAACAGGTAAAGCGAACACCGCTGATATAGGTATTGCTGGTAATGTGTATATGGGTTCTTCAAGTACATTGAATGTTCCATATTTCTTGAACATGCAAGGTGCAACATCTAGTGCAAACATTTACAGTTTGTCGGTTGGTTCTGGTGGTCTAAATGTACTTGGTAACTTTACAATAACCGGTACCACAATTTATAACACACCAACATTTGTTATAAGTGCAAG